ATGGAAAAGCGGAAATTTAACGTGATGGACGTGCTGGGTGAGCAGCTGGCCGATGTGGCGGATCTGAACACCACCGGCCTGGAGCAGATCGAGTACATCGACATCGGCCTGCTGGACGGCGACGAGCGGAATTTCTACCAGCTGACGGACATTGACGAGCTGGCGGACAATATCCAGATGTGCGGCTTGCAGCAGCCTATCCGGGTGCGGGCCGGTGAGGGCGGACGGTTTACCATCGTCAGCGGCCACCGGCGCCGGGCTGCCTTAGCTCAACTGGTGGATAATGGACTGGATCAGTTCCGCCGGGTGCCCTGCATCCGGGAGACGGACGATGTCTCCCCGGCGCTTCAGGAGCTTCGGTTGATCTTTGCCAACAGCTCCACCCGCAAGCTCACCAGCGCGGAGATTGGCGAACAGGCGGAGCGTGTGGAGGCGCTACTGTATCAGCTGAAGGAGGACGGTTTTGAGTTCCCGGAGGGCCGGATGCGGGACGTGGTGGCAGCGGCCTGCAACACCCACGGCTCCAAGCTGGCCCGGATCAAGGTGATCCGGGAGCATCTGCTGTCTAACCTTCGTCCTGCGTGGGACGGCGGGAAGATGCCGGAGCAGGCGGCCTATGCGCTGGCTCAGTTCCCGGCAGATATGCAGATGCGGATCTCCAAGGCGTTCCCCAAACTTCCCAACGGCCCCACATTGGAGCGGTTGTTGAAGCTCTACAAAGAGGACGGTTACCGCTGGGATCCTTGCCTGACCTGTCCGGACGGCAAGGAGTGCAAGCATGGAGACGTTTTCCTCAGGCATGACGCGGATGCCCTTGTTTATGAGGTCTGCGGCGGTAAGACGTGCTGTCTGGATTGCCGCCAGGCTACGGCTGAGTGTTACGCCTGCGACAAGGCTTGTGCCAAGGCCAAGGCCAAGCGCAAGGAAAAACTTGACGCAAAGAAGGCGGACGCGGAGAAGGCTACTGAAAAACATCAGCGGAAACTTGAGCGGGAGATCCAGGCCAGAGCGGCCCGTCTGGCCAGAGCGGCGGACGCTGCCGAACTGCCGGACACTGCGACCGCCATCTGGTCCAGATACGGCGGTGGCTACACGGTGGGCAAACTGCGGAAGTTTGCCTCCGGGGATTTTCAGGGCGAACGCGTTTGGGTCAACGAGCTGGAGCCGGAGAATATCTACAACGTTGACAAGACGGCCAAGGCTCTGCACTGCTCCGCCGACTACCTCTACGGCCTGACGGATGAGTTGACCCCGCCGACGCTGCCGGAGGGCCAGCTGATGATCGCCGGATGGATGCCCGGCAGCACCAACCCGGCGGAGCCAGGAGAGTTTGCGGCCTATGTGGACCTGGGGGACGGGAAGCTGCTGAAACGGTTTTTTGACTGGGATGGCCAGCACTGGATGATGCCGGGCGGCATTGAGGCACAGGCTCCAGTGGTCTGGTGGATGCGGCTGCCGCCTGTCCCAGCGGCAGGGAAAGGAGCGAACACATGATCCGATACACAGGGCGCGGGAAGCGTCGGAGCCGGGTCATCCCGGTGCTGACTCTGGCGGCCGCCGTGACTGCCGTGATCCTGCTGACGGTGGTGGCCAAGGGCGTGACCTTATGACCGCGCCGCCGTGTCTGGCCTGCCCGGATCGCCGGATCGGATGTCACGATCCGGCGGTCTGCCCCCGGTGGGCGGCCTATGATAAGATCCATCGGGCAGAGCTGGCAGCCATGCCGTCCCGTAAGGAGTGGGTGGACATGGTGGAATACATTCATGATCGGCGGCGACGCTATATGCCGGGCCGCTGGAAAAAAGGAGACAAATCATGCTGAATCATATCGTACTGATGGGCCGTCTGACCCGTGACCCGGAGATGCGGCACACCGGAAGCGGAACCGCCGTGGCGTCTTTTTCTCTGGCGGTTGACCGGGACTACAAGGGCCAGTCCGGCGAGAAGGAGACGGACTTCGTGGACATCGTGGCGTGGCGCTCCACGGCGGACTTCGTGAGCAAATATTTCACCAAGGGCCGCATGGCCGTGGTGGAGGGCCGGTTGCAGCTCCGGGACTGGAAGGACAAGGACGGAAACAACCGGCGCTCCGCCGAGGTGGTGGCGGAGCATGTGTATTTTGGCGACAGCAAGCGGTCCGAATCGGACACAGCGTCCGCACCGCCTGCGTCAGGGGACTTCCGGGAGCTCCCGGAGGATGAGGAAGGAGAGCTGCCGTTTTGAGAGATCAAGAACTCGTAAATGCCATCCGCCGGCTGAAGGTGGAGACCGGGAGCCTCGCCTGCATGGGCTGCGGGCATGAGCACAACTGCGGCGTGTCCGGATGCGCGAGTACAAACCGGCGCTGGACTGCCGGAACCCAGAGGCGGACGTCCGACAGGAGCACATGGATCGGGTGCTTGCGGAGATCATCAGCGGGAAGGCAGAGCTGATCCGGTTCCCGGATCGGTATCCTAACGCGAAAAAGATCAAATACGGGAGGTAAGGCATGGAAACTGAAAAAATGAGTTATGAACCAATGGAAATTGATCGCGTACCGTATATGGGCTTGCCAGATTGCAAGGACTGCCCGGAAAAACGCTCAACGGTCATTGAGCATCGGTTGTATGGTAATTCTGGCTGTGTGGCAGTTGATACGCATGTGGAATGCGCAAAACTGGATCTTTGCCTCAAACTCAAGCAGCGTTTGATGGAAAGCCTTCGAGATGGGATCATCTGCGGGGAGGGCGACAGTAAGCCGCTGGGCCTGAGCCGTGCGGAGCCTCCTGCCAATGGCTGATCCGTTTGTGTGCGTCAGGCAGCGGGCGGGGCCGCTGGTCAAGGCGCTGGTGACAGACAACTACGGATATCTCCGCCGCTACGGGCCGGGGGCGGTGCGGGGCCGGTGCGGGCCGGCCCTCAGCCGCACCAGCCTGGACAAGCTGGAACTGCGGCTGGCGTTGTTTGGCTATGATGGCATCTTTTACGATCTGACTTTCGATGACACTCACCTGCCGCCAAATCGGGCTGGTGTGGAGCGTGTGTGGGATGCCTTTCTCAAGCGGCTCCGACGGTGGAAACGCGGGCCTGTGGATTTTTACGTCTATCGGATTGAGGGACTACACGGAGACAAGCGACTCCATATCCACGCATTTCTGCGGGACCAGGACTTTCCACCGGCTGTGGTGCAATATCTGTGGACGTTCGGCTTTGCGTATGACAAGCCGTTTAACCGGGCCAGGGTGCTGTCAGAGGGCGGCTACCGTGGGCTGGCGATCTATTTCACCAAGGAGGTCCCGGAGGTGGGCCGCCACCCGTGGGGCTGCTCACGGGCGCTGAGTAAGTACCTTCCGCCTCCGGAGGTGTCTACCTGCAAGAGCGGCATGGTACGGCTGCCAAAGGGCGCCACACCGCTGCCCATGCAGGGCCGGGACCGGCCGCAGCTGGGCGGGTGGGGGCTATACGGATACAGCCGGTATCTGCTGCCTGAGAAATAGCGCTTTTATTTTAATAACAAAGTTTAGTATTACTATCTATAGATAGCGTAATCCTCTTGAAACCTACGGAATATCTACGGACAACCGCAAGAAAGTGAGGGAAAAGACTTGCAACCGATGAAAAAAGGTGATAAACTTGCCATAAAGGATGGATATGCAGTTTGCCCGGTCTGCCGACACAAGACCAGCCAGGCAATCAGACCGGACACTGTGGCGGACAATCTCCAGCTTTGGTGCCGAAACTGCAAAGCAATCCATCTCGTGAAAATTGACCGTGGCCAGTGCTCGATGATTAGCCGGTGCCGATGATCCCCAGCGTTGGGGGCGTCGGTACCGGTTTTTGTTTTGCATTGTTTTTGGCCTGTGCTCTTGTAGCCGGTGCTAATGCTCCGCCGTTGCGGCGGGTATTGGCATCGGCTTTTGTTTTTGCCCGGAGGTGATAGCCCGTGGAACAGATGGCCGGTGCCGGTATCTCCGGCGCAAGGCTTCGGGAGCTGGTCTCGCTGCTGGCGGCGGGCCATGAATATAAATTTTATTCTTGGCCAGAATGGCGGGCACTGCGGCTGGAAGTCCTCCGGCTGGATCGGTACGAGTGCCAGCACTGCAAGGCGGCGGGGCGCTACCGCAAGGGGTACATCGTGCATCACGTCAAGCACCTTCGGCAGCGTCCTGACCTGGCTTTGAGCGTGTTTGATCCAGATACGGGCCAACGTCAGCTTGAGACGCTGTGCAAGCAATGCCACGAGCAGGAGCACCCAGAGAGCCAGCGGCAATTTCAGCCGAAGGCATTGCCAATCACTGCTGAGCGGTGGGATTAACCCCCCATCGAGAAAAACGGCTTTGACCTTTTCGCTGCTAATCGGGTGGGTCCAGGACAAAAGAGGGGCCAACGGGCGTGCGCGGCGCCGTGACGCGCAGGCTGCGCGTGCGCGGAAATGATTCTGCCGGGCTCAAAGGCACAGAAGCAGATCTGGTTGCCAAAAGCGTCCAACTGGAACCAGCAAGATCCGGCAGAGTTTTGTATGGCCAGATCTGATTTGGGCTGAGAAGGCTACCGCTGGTCTTTGATCCCCTTAATCTGCTAAGCCCGACTTGCAGGGCGAAGGCAAAGCTGATTTTGGCTGATGGAAAAACACGATCCGGTTTGTGACCCGGCCCCTGTGCCGGCTTCACTCTTTCTTCCCTTCCGGTCTCCGTGCCCTACCACGGAGGCCGGGTCATGGGCCGGAGCTGCCGCCCTGCCTGCGCCGAAGGCCTGCGCTGGATGCGCGGGGTATTGACGTAGACGCGGTGGGGCGGCGCGGTCCGATTCGGACACATACTTCCGGTGTGCACGGCGGCGCTTGCGCCGCAGCGGGTTTGATCCTTCTGTCGGCGGCTCTGGCTGCCATGCGAGAGCCGCCGTGTGCGCCGGACGGAAAGAAACGGGAAAGGAGGAGCCTTATGGAGCAGGCAAAGGACTGGAGAAAAACCAAACAGTACCGGGAACTGAAAAAGTCCATGCTGGATAATCTGGAAGCCAGAGGCCTTTTGGAAAAAGCGTACACCGACAAGGTGGACGAGTATCTGGACTTCTGGGTGCGGCGGCAGGAATTGCAGACGGATGTGGCTGAGCGCGGTCTTTCTGTGATGGATGATCGGGGCCGCATTACGGAAAACCGCAGCGTGTCTCTGGAAATTCAGGTGGCCCGGCAAATGCTGGCCGTATGGACGGCACTGGGCTTTAAGGACGCCGCCGCAAAATCGGACGTGCCGGGAGGCATGGACGATGAGCTGTAAGCTGCCGCCAGCGGTCACGGCGTATCTGGAGGCAGTGGAAGCAGATAAGCCCCGGGCCTGCCCGGAGCAGCACGCCCTGGCGGCGCATATCCGGCGGTGCTTCGAGACCGAAGATCTGCGGGTGGATACAGAGCAGCTTCGGCGGTACCTGAGTTTGTCCCGCTATTTCCCGTATAAAGACCTTTTCCTGTGGGAGCAATTTCTGACGGCGCTTTGGATGTGCACCTACACCGCTGACGGACGGCCCCGGTGGAAAACCTTGTTTTCCATGGTTGGCCGTGGCGCGGGAAAGGACGGTTTTATCGCATTTGTCTCCATGTGCGCTACCTCTCCCTACAATCCGGTTGGCAGCTACAACGTAGATATCTGCGCCAATAACGAGGAGCAGGCCATGACGCCGGTGCTGGATCTGGTGAACACGCTGGAGCTTCCCAAGAACGAAGCGAAGCTGAAGCGGTTTTACTACCACACAAAGGAGCTGGTGCAGGGGCGGAAAAACCGGGGCGTAGTCAAAGGGCGCACCAACAACCCCAAGGGACGGGACGGTATGCGCTCCGGCATGGTGATCTTTAACGAGGTCCACCAGTTTGAAAACTACAACAACATCAAGGTGTTTATCACCGGTCAGGGCAAGGTGGCTCAGCCCCGCGTGGGGATCTTTACCTCCAACGGCGAAGTCAATGACGGGCCTTTGGATGATTATCTGGCCAGAGGACGGCGGATCTTATTTGAAAACGAGCCGGACAACGGCTTTCTTCCCTTCATCTGCTGTTTGGAGACCCGGGAGCAGGTACATGACCCGGAAAACTGGTACATGGCAAACCCATCCCTGTTTTACCTGCCGGATCTGTTTCAGGAGACGGCGGACGAATACCGGGACTGGGTGGAGCACCCGGAGCAAAACGGCGATTTTTTGACAAAACGAATGGGCTTGCGGGCCGGATTTCAAGAGATCAGCGTGACGGACTATGAAAAGATCCTCAAGACCAATAAGCCTCTGCCTGAGCTGCGTGGCTGGACTTGCACGGTAGGACTGGACTATGCGGAGCTGAGCGACTGGGCGGCAGTCAACCTCCATTTCCGGCGAGGCGCAGACCGGTTTGACATCAACCACGCATGGGTTTGCCTGCAATCCAAAACCCTGCCGCGGATCAAGGCTCCGTGGCAGATGTGGGCAAAGGAAGGACACCTGACGGCGGTGGATGATGTGAGCATCAGCCCTGATCTGATCGCGGCATACATTCAGGACGCTGCCAGATGCTACAACATCAAGGCGCTGGCGATGGACCACTACCGATGGACGCTGGTTTCCGAAAGTATGCGGGCCATCGGCTTTGACGCGGCGGACAAGAACCGGGTGAAGCTGGTACGGCCATCAGACATCATGCAGGTGGAGCCGGTGATCCAAGAATGCTTTGACCGGGAGCTGTTTTGCTGGGGCGACCAGCCTCACCTGCGATGGGGCGTGAACAACACCAAGCGGGTCCGCAGCTCACGGAAGCAGGGGGTCGATACCGGAAACTTTATCTACGCCAAAATCGAAGCAAAAAGCCGAAAGACAGACCCCTTTATGGCATTGGTGGCCAGTATGACGATCGAACCGCTGCTGGGCACCGGCGCTCCGCTGGCGGCCCCGCTGATGGGGGCCATCAGACTATAACGGTCCAAATCGGACCGGAGAAAGGCTGAACTATGGGATTAAGATTTTTTGAATGGCTGGCGGGAAAGGGCGGACGAACCGCCACGGCGGAGGTATCGTGCCAAGAACTGCTGGCGGCGGCAGAGGACTTCCAGGCGCGTCAGCTTTCCTTCTGGACCTGCGTGAACATGGTGGCCAACGCCGTTGGGCGCTGCGAGGTAAAGACCTTCCGGGGGCGGGAGGAGATCCAGGAGCAGGAGTATTACCTGTGGAACGTAGAGCCTAACGTAAACCAAAATAGCTCCGCTTTTTGGCATAAGCTGATCGCCAAGCTGTTTTTGGACAATGAGGCACTGGTGATCTCCAGTAAGCGGCGAGACGGCATGGACGCGGTGATGGTGGCGGACAGCTGGCAACAAAACACCTTCTGGCCGATGCGGATGAATGAGTACATCAACGTGACGGTGGGCGACACCGCCTATGAAAAAACCTTCCGGGAAAACGAGGTGCTGCATTTAAAACTCCACCACAACGCCATGCGCCCGGTGGTGGACGGTCTGTGCCAGTCCTACATGCGGCTGGTGGCAGCGGCTATGAGCCGCTATCAGTGGGAGCGTGGGCAGCACTGGAAGGTCCACGTAAATCAGATCGCATCCGGCACGCAGGATTTTGAGCAAAATTTTGCCAAGATCATCGAGCAGCAGATCAAACCGTTTTTTGGCAGCGGCGCGGCGGTGCTCCCGGAGTTTGACGGCTACGACTATCAGCAGGTTAACAAGTCTGGCGATGGCAAGGTGGGCGACAGCCGGGACGTGCGGAACCTGATCGAGGACATTTTCGATTTTACCGCCCGGGGCTTTCTGATCCCCGCTGTGCTGGTAAACGGCACCGTTCAGGGCACAGCGGACGCCAACAGCCGTTTTCTGACCCAGTGTATTGACCCCATCTGCGATCAGCTCCAAGAGGAAATCACCCGAAAGCGGTATGGCTTTGACGGTTGGAAGCAGGGCAACTTTGTCCGGGTCGATTCCTCTGCTATCCTCCACTTTGACATGTTTGCCAATGCGGCCAACGTGGAAAAGCTGGTGGGCAGCGGCGCCTTCTCGGTCAACGATGTGCTGCGGGCGGCCAACCAGGCCACCATCAACGAGCCGTGGGCCGATGAACACTTTTTGACCCTGAACATTGCGCGGATCCAAGAAGCCGCGCAGCAGATGAATGCACAGAAAGGAGACAGCGGGAATGAGTAATCCCAAGCAGAAGGACCGGAGAATGTGGGCGCTGAAGCAGCGGGCGGAGGACGCCAAGACACTGGAGCTTTACATCTACGGAGATGTGGAGGGCGACAGCTATGACTGGTGGACCGACGAGACGATCCAGAGCGAGACCAGCGCCAACGCCTTCCGGGACGCTCTGGCGGAGCATCCGGAGGCGACGGAGATCGCCGTTTACATCAACAGCTGCGGCGGCAGTGTATTTGAGGGCACGGCCATCTACAACCAGCTCAAGCGGCACAGCGCCCACAAGACGGTGTATGTGGACGGCTTTGCCTGTTCCATCGCCTCGGTCATTGCAATGGCCGGCGACACGGTGGTGATGCCGCGCAACGCCCTCATGATGATCCACAACATGAGCATGGGTATTTACGGAAACGCAGCTGAGCTGCGAAAGGCCGCAGACAATCTGGACACCATCAATCAGGCGGGGATGGAAGCCTATCTCCAAAAGGCCGGTGACAAGCTGGACCTGGATACCCTGAAGGAAATGTATGATGCGGAGACCTGGCTGACGGCGGAGCAGTGCATGGAGCTGGGATTGGCCGACCGCTACGCGGAAAAGGACGCGGACATGACCCAGGCTGCGGCTCTGCTGCAAAAGGCCAACCTGACCTTGGAGCAGCGGATCACCGTGCAGAAAAGCCTTGCCGCTCAGCTTCGGCAGTTGGCGGCGGACACTGGTCCTAAACCGCCTTGCCCCCCTGATCCGAAAGGCCCGGAGCCTCAGCCCGAACCCCAGCAGAAAAACCGTATTATGAGCCTGTTTGGCTAAAAATGAAAGGAGAACACTATGCAGAACAATGACATCCGGAGCCGCGAGGAGCTCCGCACCCTCATCCAGAAGGCCGTTGCCGACAATGACCCTGCCGGTTTCCAGGCGGCCTTTGACGAAATGCTCCAGCGTGTGGGCCTGGACGTAAAGCAGGAGTATGAGCAGCAGCTTGCCGACCTTCGCCAGGAAATGGACAGCCGTATCCTGACGGCCCGGGGCGTCCACCAGCTTACCGGCGAGGAGCACACCTACTACCAGAAGCTGGGCGAAGCCATGAAGTCCATTGATCCCCGGCAGGCCGTGACCGGCATGGACGCCGTGCTGCCCAAGACGGTGATCGACTCCGTTTTTGAGGATCTCCAGACCAATCACCCTCTGCTGAGCCGCATCAACTTCCGGGCCACCGGCGGCGCCGTGGAGATCATGGTGAACACCAACGGCCATGAGGAGGCGGCGTGGGGCGATCTCTGCGATGACATCGTCAAGGAGCTGACCTCCGGCTTTAAGAAGATCCCCGCCCAGCTGCTGAAGCTCTCCGCTTTCCTGCCGGTGTGCAAGGCCATGCTGGATCTTGGCCCTGAGTGGCTGGACCGCTATGTGCGCGAAGTGCTGTACGAGGCATTCGCCAACGGCATGGAGGCGGGCATCGTGACCGGCGACGGTGACAAGAAGCCTATCGGCATGACCCGCCAGGTTGGCGACAACGTGGTGCGTTCCGGCAACGCCTATCCCGAGAAGGCCCCCGTGAAGGTGCGGGATCTCAGCCCCGCCACCGTGGGCAACCTGATCTCCCTGATGGCGGCAGACCCCAACGGCAAGGCCCGCCGTGTGGAAAGCATCCTGTTGCTGGTGAACCCCCAGGACTATTACCAGACGGTGATGCCCGCCACTACGCTGATGGCCCCCGACGGCACCTACCGCAATGATGTGATGCCCTACCCCATGACCATCATCCAGACCCCTGCGCTGAGCCGGGGCAAGGCAGTGATCGGCCTCTCTAACCGGTATCTGGCTATGGCGGGCACCGCGCCCAACGGCCGCATTGAGTACAGCGACCACTACCACTTCCTGGAAGACGAGCGGGTCTACCTCATCAAGGGTTACGCCAACGGTATGCCTCTGGACAACAACGCATTCCTGCTGCTGGATATTTCCGACCTGAAGCCCGCCACCTGGAAGGTTACGCAGGTGACGGAGACCGCACCCTCTGACGATGCCACTCTGAGCGCCCTGTCGATCGGCTCTCTGGCCCTGTCCCCCGCTTTTGCCTCCAGCACCGTGACCTATACGGCGGAGACTACCAACGCCACCAACACCGTGACCGCCGTCCCCTCTGACGCAGGCGCGGAGATCGAGGTGCTGGTGAACAACCGCAAGATCGACAACGGCAGCGCTGCCACCTGGCAGACCGGCAGCAACACGGTGAAGGTCAACGTCACCGCCGCTGACGGCACCGCCAAGAAGACCTACACGGTCACCGTCACCAAGAGCTGATGGCGGATCGGAACAGCCTGCCGCCCGGCCTGCTGTCCGATGTGGAAAACTACCTGAACATTACCTGGAGCGATGAGGCCACGGATACCAAGATATCCGGGCTCATCGCCTCCGGGATCGGGTACCTGGACAAGAAGGCCGGAAGCCCGCAGGATTATACAGCGGACGGCGACGCCCGGACGCTGCTGATGGAATACGTCCGCTACGCCAGAGACAGCGCCCTGGACGTGTTTGAAAACAACTATCAATCTCTCATTTTGAGTATGCAGAGCGAAAGGCGGGTGAGCGCGTATGCCATGGAAAGCGCCGTATCGCCCTCGCCGTGACAGCGAGGTCACTCAAACCTATTCCGACGGACTGGTCAAGGTTTATGCCGTGGCGGACACGGCGGCGCCCGGCTACAAGCCTGTGGAGGGTTTGACATTCAAGGCCGCTTTGCGGTACGAGGAGCGGCGTCTTGGCATCCAGCGGTATTACGAGGGAAAACAGAATCAGGCTCAGATCGAGCGGGTGCTGCGGGTTCCACGGGTCCCCGGCGTGAGCAGTCAGGACGTGGCTGTGACGGAGGACGGCAAGCAGTACCGCATCGATCTGATCCAGACAACAACCGACGTTTTCCCGGAAAGCATGGATCTGACGCTGCTGCGGATCGAGCAGAAATACGAGGTTCCCCATGACCACCTGGTATGAGCGAGTGATCGCCGCCCACCGGGCGGTGACAGACGCAGTGAGCCACGCTGTCCGGCTCAAATCCGACCGCTATTTTGTGTGGCAGGAGGATGGCAGCCATGATCTTCCCGGAGACAACGGCCACGGGGAGACCGCCGTCACCGGCACCACGGATCTGTTTACCAAATCCGAGTTTGACCCATGGGTTGAGCAGCTGGGCGAGAGTTTCAGCGCCCATGGTATTTCCTGGACGCTGAACTCCGTCCAGTACGAGGCGGACACCGGCTTTACCCACTATGAGTGGGTGTGGGAGGTGACCTGATGGCGACCATCACGTTTAAACGCGGCGAGGAATACATGCTGAAGCTCACCCGGCTGGAAAAAGAGGCTGTAGAAAAGGTCTGCGGCCCTGCCATCCATGACGGAGCAAAGGTTGTGGCTGATGCCATCCGGGCAGAATTGCAGAACGTGCCCACAGACGAGGGCTGGGGCACGCAGGAGAATCCAGTCCGCGGACCCAAGAAAACGCAAAAGGCTGCGCTGCTGGGGACCCTGGGCATTACCTCCATGCAGAAGGACAATGACGGAATGTACAACGTCAAGATCGGTTTTGACGGCTACAACAACATCCGCTCCAAGCGCTGGCCCCAGGGCCAGCCGAATCAGATGGTTGCCCGGGCCATTGAAAGCGGTACCAGTTGGATGAGCAAAAACCGTTTTGTAGGCAAGGCGGTGAGCCGGGTGAAAAAGCAGGCGCTTACCGCTATGCAGAAGCGGGCGGAGAGCGAGATCAACAAAATTATGAAGTGAGCGCGTGTCCGAATCGGACCGCGAGAAAGGAGCGCACATGGCAACCATTGGTTTGAGCAAACCTTATTACGCCATTTATGCCGAAGCCGGCGGCGTGGTGAGCTATTCTGACGGTGCGGTAATGGGTAAGGCAACGGAGGCCAATATCTCCATTGAGACCACGGAGGACAACAACCTCTATGGAGACAACGGACTGGCAGAAACCGACCGCCGCTTTGCCAACGGCACCCTGACCCTGTCTACTACCGATCTGAGTCAGGAAGTCAGCAAAGCCATTCTGGGCCTTACGGAGCAGGCCATTACTGGAATCGATGGCGTGACGGATACCTCCGTAAAGGAGCTGGTCTATGATGATGCGCAGGTGACCCCGTATCTGGGCGTTGGGTTCATCATCAAGAAGAAGGTCAACGGCGTGTATAAGTGGCGGGGTGTGGTGCTGCCGAAGGTCATGTTTTCTGTGCCGGAGGACGCGGCCACCACGCAGGGCGAGTCTATCGAGTGGCAGACGCCGGAGCTGACCGGCACCATCATGCGGGATGATTCCGCCACTCACGTCTGGAAAAAGGAAGCCACCTTTACCACGGAGGCCCAGGCTGAGGCTTATATCAAGGCGCGGCTGGGGATCGCCGCATGAGAACGGCCAGTATTGAGATCGGCGGAAAGGCGCACCTGCTGTGTTTTTCCGCCCGGGTGGTGCGGGCAGTAACGGAACGCTACGGCGGCGTGGAGCACATTGACACGGCGCTCTCAGCCGGTGACCCGCTCAAGGCACTGGATGAGGCGGTGTGGCTGCTGGCGACCATGATGGACGGCGGCGCCCGGTATGCCAAAATAAACGGGCTGGAAACCGAGCCGCCTTTGACAGCGGATGAGCTGCTGGACGTGATGGATCTGAATGACTTCGGCCAGCTCCGGACAAAAATCACGGAGGCTGTAGTCTCCGGCAGAGAAACCCACGTGGAGGCGGACCCCGGAAAAAACGCGGAAACCACTCCGGCGGCCCCTTAGCGCCGGAGTGGTTTTTGTGGTATGGAATGGCCGTCGGCCTGTCCTACACCGAGGCGCTGGATGTGCCGTTCGGAGAGCTGCTGGACTATATCGCCATTGAGCAGATCAAGCGGGAGGGTTTTGCCCCCAAGCACGCTTTGACAGACGAGGAAATTATCCCAAATGTGAGGTGAGACGATGGCGGTCGATATTGGCCCGAAAATCGGCATTGACGGCGAAAAGGAATTTAGAGAATCCCTCCGAACCATGGGACAGCAGCTTAAAACTCTTGGTACGGAGATGAAGGCGGTGACCTCCGCTTTTGACGTTGACAATGACAGTCAGAAAAAGCTGGCGGCGCAGTCCGACGTGCTGAACCGGCAGTTGGAAGTCCAGCAGCAGCGCTTGGGCGAGGTGCAGAAGGCACTGGACTACGCCAAGGCCAACTACTCTGAAAACAGCAGCGAGGTGCAGCGGTGGCAGCAGGCTTTGAACAACGCCACCACCGATGTAAACCGCACGAAAAAGCAGCTCAACGAGCTGGAGACCGGCGTAGAAAACGTGGGCGATGCCATGGACGGCGTCGGACAGAAAACCAGCGTTTTTGGCGATGTGCTGAAAGCAAATCTGCTGGGCAGCGCTATCGTGTCCGGCATCAAGGCAGTAGCCAGCGGGATCAAGTCTCTCATCAGCGGCGCTATTGAGGGGTACGGTGAGTATGAGCAGCTGGTGGGCGGCGTGGAAACACTGTTTGGCAGCTCTGCCGACACGGTGATCAAAAACGCGGAGAACGCCTACAAAACGGCGGGCCTTTCCGCCAACGCCTATATGGAAACGGTGACCAGCTTCTCCGCGTCCCTGCTCCAGTCCATGGGCAATGACACGGAGGCCGCGGCTAAAAAGGCGGATCTGGCGCTCACGGATATGTCGGACAACGCCAACAAGATGGGCACGGACATGCAGTCCATCCAGAACGCCTATCAGGGCTTTGCCAAGCAAAACTATACCATGCTGGACAACCTGAAACTGGGATATGGCGGCACGAAGGAGGAAATGCAGCGGCTGATCGACGATGCCAACGCCTTGAATGCCGCTCAGGGCAACTACACCAATTACAGCATTGAGAGCTACGCGGATATTGTGGACGCCATCCACACGGTCCAGACGGAAATGGGGATCACCGGCACCACGGCACTGGAGGCATCCACCACCGTGGAGGGCTCTATCAGCTCTATGAAGGCGGCATATCAGAATTTTGTCACGGGTTTGGGCGATCAGAACGCCGATATCGGCGCTCTGACCGAGGAACTGATCCAGAGCGCCGGAAACGTGGCGAAAAACGTGCTGCCGGTCATTGAGTCCGTAGTGAAAAACATTGCAGAAACCGTAAGGGAGCAGGGTCCGGACATGATCACAAGGTTTGTGGCCTATGCTACGGAAAAGCTTCCGGAAGTGCTGAAGCTGGGCATCCAGTTGATCGTATCTCTGGTAAAGGGGCTGGCTCAAAATCTGCCGGAACTGCTCCGGGGCACGCTGGCGCTGGTAGATACCATCATCAGTACCTTTTTGGATTCCCTTCCGGACATCATCGAGGTCGGCAAGGACATCGTCCGGGGGCTGTGGGAAGGCATTAAGGCTATGGCCAGCTGGATCGGAGAAAAGGTCTCCGGCTTTGTCGGCGGCCTCGTGGACGGCGTCAAGGGCGTGCTTGGCATCCACTCGCCCTCCCGGGTGTTTGCCGGGATCGGCCAGAATATGGCGCTGGGTCTGGGGCAGGGCTTTGAAAAGCAGATGCAGAGCGTCACCGCCGGGATCCAGGACGCCATCCCCACGCCGACGGTGGACACCGTCTACAATGCGGCGGCTGGGATGGTGAACGGACTTGCGGCACAGAGCGCCGGAAGCCCCGGCGGCAGCTATACGATCAACCTCATCCTGCAAAACGGCCAGCAGATCGCCAGCTGGCTTCTGCCTGATCTGCGGGACGCGGCCAGAAGCAACCCGGAGGTGGCAACGGCATGACACAGTTGATTATCAACGGCATTTATCTGCCGGAAACCAGCAGGGACAAGTATCAATGCTATCCCGGGGAATTGTCTGTTAATGTGCAGATGATCTCCGGCCGGACGGTACAGGAAGTCCGGGGCCATGTGCAGATGATCTCATGGAGTTACGATTACATGGGCAACGCCCTCTGGCGGCAGCTGGCAGCAGTGCTGCGCTCCGGCAAGGCGTTCCCGGTGGTGTATCTGCCGGATGATTCTGACACCATGGTTGCCGGCACGTTTTTGGTCGAGTCCATGACACAGCCCACCTACGCCTTCTCCCGGAATGGCGTAGGGTTGTGGCACAATGTAGGCTTCACGCTGCGGGAGGTGACGCCGCATGATTAAAAGCGGGCAGGCGTATCATGCGGCGATCACGGGAGACGCGCGGCGGGTGCTGCTGCGGGCGGTCATTGACATCATTTCACCGGACATTGTGTTCGGTGTCGGGGAGACCTCCGGGCAGATCCCGTGGAGCAAGCCGGAGCAGCTTCACGATAAGGTTTTTGGCAATCCCACCAAATACGCAACGTTAGAGCGTGACCGGTGGGCGCTGGATGGGACGTGGGACCTTCTCCCGGACGATCCCACTCAGACGGCGGGCCAGATGGGTTACATCGGCAACGTGCTTTCCAGCGCGGACGGGACGTTTTCCACACCGCCATGGGTGGAGCTGCAATTCTCCGGCGTGTCTGTCTTGCAGGCGTGCTCCGTATATTTCCCGGGCAATGACTATGACGGGCTTCCGGAGGATTTCACGGTGGAGGTCAAGCAGGGCGGCACGGCGTACCACACGCGGACGTACACCGGCAACACAGCATCTTCCGTATCGCTGGAGGGCTTCACGGTCAACAACCCTGACGCCATCCGAGTCACGGTGACCAAGTGGTCACGGCCCGGGCGGCGGATGCGAGTGGTGGAGATTGTCCCCGGCGTGTACGAGGGCTGGGACGGCGGGATGATCGCGGAGTTTAACGTCAAGCAGCAGGGCAACATTGCGGCCACGGCGCTGCCGTATGGCACGTGCACCCTCAAGATCGACAACCTCTCCCGGCGGTTTGAGCCGCGCAGTAAAAACGGGCTGTTTCAATCCATCGAGGAGCGGCAGGGGATTGACGTCTCTCTGGGCGTCCGGCTGGCGGACGGCACGGACGAGTACAAGCGGCTGGGGATATTCTACCAGTATTCCGGCGGTTGGAAAACCGGCGACAACGGCCTGACGATGCAGTGGAATCTGGTGGACATCATCGGCCTGCTGGCAAACCGGGAATTTCTGGCACCTGCCACGCTTCCCACTACGCTGGGCGGGTGGATCGGGGCGCTGGCGGCGCAGCTGGGCGTGAATTTCAAGGATCGCTGGCACGTGGACCCGGATTTCACGGCCCTGCCGGTGACGGTGCGGACGGCAGAGGATGTGCAGGGGAAAAAGTGCGGGGACATCCTCCGCTGGGTGTGCCAGGCAACCGGCACATGGCCCCGGGCGGACGCCTCCACCGGAGACCTGACCGCTGAGCCGCTGTGGAGCGAGGGAAACCGGGTGACCCTGGACAACCTCAACAGCTACCCCACCATGAAGGCCAACGGGGACGTGGCGGCGCTGATCTTTACTCTCAACGATGGGGCGGGCACAAAATACATCGTGTCCGGCAATGCCACATCGTCCAGCGAGACGGTGAGCATCGACAATCCGTTCATCAAGACGGAGGCGCAGGCGCTGGCGGCGGCGCGGCTGATCCTCTCCACCTATGGCGGCAACGTGCTGGATCTGACGGGCCGGGGCGATCCGTCCTCCGAGATCGGAGACGTAGAGACGGTGTGGCTGGACGAGAGTCAGGCCACCACGGCGCGGCTAACCATGCAGACGTTTCAGTTTTCGGGCGGCGTCATGCAGGGATGCCAGAGCCAGCTGCTACAGGCGGACGGCAGCTTCTTGTATCAGGGGCGGGAGATCATCACCCAGCCGGGAACGTGGAAGGCCCCGGCGGGGAAGAAATCTTTGCGGGTCATCCTTGTGGGCAAGGGCGGTGACGGCACCCGCGGCCAGGACGGCACATGGGACTCTGCCGGTGCGGACGGCGTGGACGGTCTGGGCGGTTTAGTGTGGGCCGGAACCATCAACATCAACGATGGGCAAGAATTCCCGGTGGTTTTTGGGACGGACACCACCTTTGGCGCGTACTCCTCCGCCAATGGCAAGCGCTATGATAATGGCTACACGGACGTGGCCAGCGGTGACAGCTTTGCCCGGACGGGCGTGGCAAATCCAAGGGCTGGAACCGGAGACGGCGGGGCCAAAGGAACCGGCGGCACGCAAGGGCGGCGGCACAGAGAAACGAGCTGCGATTTAGACGGAAACCCATCTGGAAGCTACTGGGAGATTGATGCCTACCCCGGAATCGGCACGAATGGGAAATCCGGCGCATTGGGCTGCGTGGTGGTCTACTGGGACAAGGAGGACGCATGAGTGATTACACAATGCTCCTCCCTAAGATCGCATCAGTGAACTTTACGCCAAATCCTGTTGACATCAACGCAAAAACAAAGCTGACAGTAACGGTTACAGAGGAAACCATTGTTTTAGAGCCGGAGATCTGGTATTCCGGCGAGATCTACGCCGGGGAGGTTTAACATGGCGATCAAAACAGTACAGGCAATTATCAACGGCCAAGCGTACACCCTGACCCTCAACAGCGGGACGGGGAAGTACGAGGCCACCATCACAGCGCCGGGGAAAACGTCCTTCAACCAGCCCGGCGGCTACTACAACGTACAGGTCAAGGCCACCAACGAGGCCGGGACAGTCGGCACGGCGGACGCCTCCACTATGGCGGGGCTGAAGCTGGTGGTGCGCGAGCGGGTGGCTCCCGTCATCACCATTATCTCGCCGTCTACCGGCGCATACGTCAGCAACAGCAAGCAGCCGGTAGTTTTTACCATTGTGGACGAGGCGGACGGCTCCGGGGTGGATCTGTCCACGCTGGTGGTCAAACAGGACGAGACGGCGGTGGCATCCTCTGCTATCACCTCCACGGCCATCGCAAACGGCTATCAGGTGACGTACACCCCGGAAACGGCCCTTACAGACGGCAGTCACACCGTCACGGTGGACTGCCGTGACCATGACGGCAACGCGGCGGCGCAGAAGACCACCACCTTCAAGGTGGACACCGTACCGCCCACGCTGAACATTACGGCTCCCGTGGCGGGCCTCATCACGGCATCCCCGGCCCAGACGGTGGCGGGAACCACCAACGATGCCACCAGCAGCCCCGTGACCATCAGCATCACCCTCAACGGCGTGGATCAGGGCGCGGTGACGGTGGCCTCCAACGGCAGCTTTACCAAGTCGGTGACGTTGCGGGAGGGCAGCAACACCATTGTGGTGACGGCCAAGGACGCGGCGGGCCAGAAGACCACGGTCTCCCGGTCGGTGACGCTGGACACGTCCGTGCCGGTGATCAAGTTGGCCACCATTACGCCTAACCCTGTTGACGCGGGCGAGTCGATGGTGATCGCGGTGGAAATCGTATGAGCACGCAGGTTTTAAGCGTCACGCTGCCCTCTGAGATCATCTATGTAACGGGCACCGTCAACGGGACGACCTACACATGGACGCTGATCAATGGGGCGTGGACGGCTACGGTGGACCGTGCGGCGGATGATATGTATGCCGTCGCACTCACCGCCGTCAACGCGGCGGGGACAAGTTCCAACTTTAACCTGACTCTCTACTACGGCCTGCTAACCCTTATCACAGATCGGACGGCGATGGATGTGGCGAGCAAAACCGCGAAGGGCTTTTACAACGCTGCGGATCTCAACCGGGTAGGTGCGGCGGTGGAGTATGTGGCGGGGCGGTTCCAGTCGCTGGGCTATGATTGCCCCGTGTCGGTAAAAAAGGACTGGTCCGAATCGGACACACCAACGGCCAGCCAGATGGAGACGTACCGGCAGAACATTGCCACCCTGCGGCGGCAGATCGCAGTGATGCAGTCCACGCCGGAAACGCCGGAGACGATCCGGCAGCTGGACTACATCCGGGCCAACAACATCGAGCAGATCTTGCTTGACCTTGATGCGCTGATCAACAAACTCATAAAATCGTGGTACTTCTCCGGCGAGCTGTACGCCGGAGAAGTGTGAAAGGAGAATGGTATGCAAGACAGAGTATCTTTGTATCCGGGCCGGGTAAAGCTGACGCCGGTGCCCGGGCAGGAAAACACCTTCGACCTGGTCCGCGCTGACCAGCCGACGCAGGAAGGCACGCATTTGAACAAGGCGAGTTTGCTCAAAGACAAAACAGCGGAATCTTTTGGACTCGGGGCCGATTCATTTCCAGATGATGTTTTGCAAATACTTTCTCGATTGCACACACATCTGGGCGATGATTATTTATGGCGAAAGCAATCAATTTCCGGCGTACTCAAAGAGGCCACGGAGCTTAGTTCGCTTGGTAGAATGCCAGAAGATGTTACAATCTACTACTATGATTCTGTGCAGCTAGATTTGGCTAACAAAAAAATTGTGGGGGTTGGAGAGCACAAAGTTGCAAATCAGTCCAATGGATCCGTTGAATGGGACAAGGTTATTGGAAAATACATGCTGTATCCATGGGTCGAGGATCCGTGGCCCGTAAATACCTTCTATCGAGTTACTAAACGCGACCCACCCTACGATGCTATTTTTGAAGGATATGCACAATACTCGGAGTTCACTTTAGGCCCTGCACAGTATCTCAATTCTCCGAATGCTGATGCGTATCCTAGCGGCGTTGTAGGTGGCATTCAGTATGATGCGCTGGGAAAGATAGGCGACAAGTTGCAAATACAGACTGGAACCTACGTAGGCTCTGGCGTATATGGGGAGGAAAATCAAAACAGTTTAACATTTAATTTTGTTCCCAAAATCGTCATTGTGATGCAGCAAGACTGTGCAACTCTAGGGGATCAAGCTACTTTTATGTACATTGGCCAGCCGAGTCTTGCAAGTGCTAAACGATTTACGTTAGACAACAAAACACTATCCTGGTATGCTTCGAGGTCGGAAAGCGATCAATGCAATGATTCTAATAGTGTTTATTATTACGTTGCTATTGGATAAGGAGGGAGAAAGTGAAATGACCATCATTGAACTTGCACCGTTGAAAAACGGAGCTCACCGCAATCAAACTACCAGTGGGCTGTTGCCTGTTCCGAATGGCTGGGCCGTTATCCCGGAGGAAATGGCGATACCGGAGACTTTTCCCTTTGTGGGGGTAGAGGCTCAAGCCGGTATCGTGACGGCCCTGACACCGGGCACTGTGCCGAAACCGGAATCGGAACCTATACCAACGATGAACGAGCGGATGGAGAAGCTGGAAAACGAGAACAGCAAGCTGAAAAGTCAGCTCCAGATGCAGGCACAGCAACAGGAATTCCTGGAAAACTGCTTGTTAGAGATGGGCGATGTTGTTTATGCGTGAGTTTTGGGCCGGTCTGGCCCTGAACCTATATTTTTACTTATCGAAAGGAGATCAAGAAATGATGGCTATGTTATATGCGAGCAAGATTTGCATGGAGGCAATCAACCCCAAGACGAAAAAGCCTTGGGAGTTTGCGGATGTGCCCCCGAAGCTGAAGAAGCAGGTGGCGGACATCCTCATCAACGAGTGCGGCTTGCCGGAGCTGGTGCCTGCGGAGTTTGGGGGCACCGCGAAAGCAGAGTAACAAAAAAGCCGCCCAGCGGGCGGCGTAGAAAATTGACAAAGCAAGGCGAATCGTGTATGATGGGGTTCGCCAGTAAGAACGGTACGGTTGTTTCCCCGTAAAGGGGGGGACCGCATGAGCACAGCAGAAACCATTGCGTTACTTATGCTTGTGATTGCGGCTATCAAATTAGGCGTTGACCTAAAGAAATAACCGCCACCTAAATCGGCAGCGGCTTTTCTACGGATTCTAAATCTGTTGGGGAACGACCTGCACCGACCAAAGTGAGCCGTCCTTACTGGCCCCATTATATACATGCCCACGCCGCTTTGTCAAGGATGACAAGGCGGCTTTTTTGATTGGGAAACCATATAGACGCCTTAAAACTGCAACTTTAAGGAGTGTGTTATGACGGAGACGATAATCTGCGCCCTCATCACAGGGGGGCTGACGCTGATGGGCGTGCTCATCGCCAACGGCAAACAGCAGGCAATCACGGACACCAAATTAGACGAGCTGACCCGCGAGGTGCGGGAGCACAACAGCTTCGCCCAGCGGGTGCCGGTGATCGAGGAACAGATCAAGGTAATCAATCACCGGATCCAGGATCTGGAGCATATCAGTGAACGCTGAAAGGAGAACGCTATGGAAAACATCAAGAAACGGCTGGGCAATCTGCTGGCGGTAAAAAGCCTGGTGACCATCACGCTGACGGTGGTGTTCGCGGTGTTGGCCCTGCGGGGTGACATTTCCGGGACGGAGTTCCTGACCATTTTCACCACGGTCATCGCATTCTATTTTGGCACCCAGCGAATCAACGAGGACAAGAACAGTTGAAACCGGTTGAATAATCAACCGAAATTTTGAAGGGGGTACATACCATGGAAAAGATCTACGAGAACATCATCAACGAGGGCAAGAAGAACGGCAAGACCGTGGAGACCATTAACGCGGAGCTGAAGGAGGCCGGCGCCAACTTCCACCTGAATCCCGACGGTGGCGTGGCCGGTTGGACGGAGCAAGAGATGAAAGAGGGCTTCATCCCGAATGAGGGGGAATCCGCCGACGTGCGTCATCTGCATGATTATATGCGGTACGATGTCACGAAGGCCGGTCAGACCGTGCGGGTGGAGACCCCGGAGGGCACCTACGATATTACGTGGGACGAGGGCGGCCATCCCACCATGGCCGTGCAGGTGTGACCACCGAAAGGAGGTACACCATGAACGCTTTACACATCAAAAATACGGTGTTGGCGGTGCTGGCTGCGGCTGGCTCCGCCATCGCCCAGGCACTTGGAGGTTGGGACGTGGCTCTCAAAGTTCTGATCTGCTTTATGGCGTTGGATTACGCCACGGGCTGGCTGGTGGCAGCGATCTGGCACAAGTCCGGCAAAAGCAAAACCGGGGCGCTGAGTTCCGACGCCGGGTTCAAGGGGCTGGCGAAGAAGTGCGTCATGCTGGCGCTGGTATGGATGGGGGCATTATTGGATCAGGCCACATCCAGCGACTTTGCCCGTGACGCTGTGTGTATGTTTTTCATCGCAAACGAAGGATTGTCGATTTTGGAGAATACAGCGGTAATGGGGATCCCATACCCCGCCTTTATTAAAAATATGCTGGATGCCATTCGTCAGGCCAGCGATCAGGGGAAACAGAATACGGAGGCTCACACATGAGCATGAGAGCGGGCACTGTCCCGCTCTCCGATCTCCAATTTTTGAAGATCTATTTCAACCGGAAGCGTCTCCGCTCCACCACGGCCAACCTGAAAAAGATGCTGGCGGAGGCGGGCGGGGACGCTATCTGCAATGGCTCCATTTTCCTGCGGAACCAGACACCGGCCTGCCATCTGAAGGCAGACGGTAAGGTCTATAAGACCCCCAACTACCGTGCATGGGCCATCAGCTGGAACACCCCGGCGGACTTCGGCGTAAAGGCCGTGCCCAACGGGGACGCAAACTACATGGAGTGCGTCCACCTCATCATCGGCGGGAAGAAGATCTACCCCGTCACCTGCGGAGCGGATATGCGCTACCGTGCGCCACGAACGGCCATCGGCACCAAGAACGGGCGGTTCGCCTACTATGTGAGCAAGGATCGGCGGACACCGGAACAGCTCCGGGACCTGCTGGCCGCGTCCGGCTGGGACAACGCCATTATGATGGACGGCGGCGGGTCTACCTGCTTCATGGATTCGACAGGCAAGGGATTCACCGGTGACGGGCGGGTAATCCCGTTCTTCCTCGTCTGGAAAAAGAAAAGCGGGGATGCGTGTGAGCCGGAAGGAGAAAAACCTATGGTAGAGATCAACGCCTATTCCAAGGCGAAGGACGGCGGCAAGAAGCTGTCCACCCATTTCAAAGTGAAGGAATTTGCCTGCAAGGACGGCTCCGATGCCGTACTGATAGCGCCCCGGCTGGTGATGGTTTTGCAGAGCATCCGCAGCCACTTCGGCGTTCCGGTGATCATTCACAGCGCCTACCGGACGCCCCAGTATAACAAGCAGATAAACGGTGCGGAGCACTCCCAGCATTGCTACGGCACGGCGGCTGACATTGTGGTACGGGGCAAGACCCCGGCGGCGGTGGCAGCCTACGCAAGAGAACTCATGCCCGACTGGGGCGGCGTGGGAGTATACAGTCAGAAGGGCTTCACCCACATCGACGTGCGGGAGGTCCGGGCCGACTGGAACGGATAAGGAGGACCAAATATGGCAGGCTACTACGATAAAAACAAAGACTACTCCAAGGAGCTTCAGAGAACGGATCTGTCGGCTTCCGAGCGGGACCGACTGACCAAGGAGCGCGAAAATAAAATCGCTGACAAGTACGGTGGCAGGGAACCGAACATGATCGGCTCCGACAAGACGTACAGTCAGACCTATGACAAGGGCGGCAACCGCAGGGGCAACAGCAGCTCCGGCGGCAGCTCTCAGGCGGCAACCGGTGGGACACCTTATATAAAAGGCCCCGGCTACGGCACCGGCGGCTATACCACGCCGGGAATTTACGGCGCGGCCAATTTGCAGCCCACGGATCAGGCAAATTATTGGAAGAAGATGACCGGCGGCGCGGATATGAGCAGACGGCCCGATCTGGCCGGGGGATATTCCGTTTCCAACGGCTACACCGTGTTTTACGATGAGAATGGCTACGCAAAGAAGGCTGTGAAGGGCGTGGCGGACTACACCCCCCATCAGGACATCAACGCCGGGAACGGCAGCTACGGCAAAAGCGGCGCGTGGACGGACAACGAGATGATGTCCGCACTGGACCGCTCCAAGATTCAGGACATCCGCAACCGGCTTCAGCGGGGCGAGATCACCGGCGATCAGGCAAACCAGGCGGCAAACGCCATCCGGGCGGGCTATGGTTACACCATCGACAAGAACGGCTATGTAACGGACAGCGGCGCTCTCTCCTCCGTGAATGATCTGCGGCGGCGGCTGGGTCTGGATGTCAGCCCGGAAAGCGCAGAGCTGGCCTACTACCGCTATCTCATGGGCACGGATACCTCCCCCTCCGCACAGGTAAATGGCAAGGTGCAGTCCTTCGGGGACTATCTGGCGGAAAACGGCGGCGTACAGGCCGGGACTACCGGCTACGGAACACCGGCATACAGCCAACAGCGGGTCACGGATATTAACGCAGGCGGCACCCCGGCCAGCAATTTCACGGCGCACACCGGCACGAGTTTTGACATCGGAGACGGCAGCGACTATCTGAAGGAGCTGTACGCCAAGAAGGTAGCGGCGGAGCTGGCGGCGCTGAAATCCGCCTACGAGCAGAACACCGCCACACTGGATGCCAACCGTGCACAGATCGCGCCGGTATATGACATTGCCCGGAACAGCGCGGCCAACCAGAATGCTTTGAGCCGGGGCGCGTTTCAGGAGATGGCGGTGGCCAACGGCCTGAACACCGGCACCACCGGACAGGCGGCGCTGGCACAGGACGTCGTGCTTCAGCAGAACCTCTCCCAGATCGACCGGGAGCAGGCGGAAAAGACGGCGGCTATCGACCTCCAGCGGAGCCAGCTTGACACGGAGTACCGAAATGCCATTGCCAAGGCAGAGGCAACGGGAGACGCGGAGCTGGCAAACGCCTTGTATGAGGAATACGTCCGGCAACAGAATCTCTACGCCAAGTACGGCGGGCAGACTGGCGGCTCCGCTTCCGGCGGCTCCGGCACGGCGGCTGTGGTAAAGCCTAATCTGACGGCCAGTCAGGTGCAGTCCGCGCTGAAAAACGGTATCGTGACGGATGACGTGATCTCTGCCTTCGATTACTACTATGGGCAGGGGGCCTACGATTCCCTGTACGGCACCGGAAAGCTGACGTCCGGCGGGTCCTCCGGCGGCGGCAGCACAGGCAAAAAGAAGGGAAGCTACTCCAATGGCTCCCTGACCAATCAGCAGGTGAAGCAGCTCCAGAAATATTACGGCGTGTCTCAGGACGGCAAGTGGGGCACCAACTCCAAGAAGGCCGCAGGCGGCCTGACGGCTGACCAGGCATGGGCGAAGTATCAGGGCGGCAAAAGCGGCAGCAGCAACTACGGGAACATCCGCAGAACGATCACGGGCTATATGTCTCAGGGAAACTACGCAAAGGCGCAGAGATACCTGAAATCCAACTGGAACAGCCTGACAGAGGCGCAGCAGAAAGAACTCTCCGCGATGTTTGGATAAGGAGGCTATACGATGGCGGTAAAAATGCCGGATCTGATCGCTTACGGCGAGCGGGTCAACAAAACACAGAATAACAGCGGCGGCGCTCGGATGCCGGACCTTGTAGCCTATGGTAAGCGGATGGAAACGCAGAAGGCCAAGGAGACGAGGGCCGTTACGCCTTCTGTCTCCCCCCGGCCCATGGAGAACGCCAGCGTTGGGAACAGCCGACCCAACAGCCGCCTGCTGGCAGACGTGCGGACCGGCGGCACCACGCCCCCCTCTCTGGATAACGGGCGCGTGGGGAAGGGGATCTCCGGTGCAGCGAAGTCTGCCGGTTCCGCCTACGCGAATCTGGGCGGTGTGCTGGCAGAGGGGGCCGGGAAGCTGAATACCCGGATCGCCAACCAGAACGCCGGGGATTCCCTGCAAAGCGACCATGACGCGGTGAAGCGGTATGAGAAGATGCTCCGGGATGTGAAGTGGGCCAACGGCAAGGCCATGACGGCGGCGGACGTGAAACAGGTGCAGAGCTACCTCTCTGCCGCAAAACGCCGCATCGCGGCCCACGAGGGCTACACCAAGGCGGTGGAGCGGTCCGACAAGGCAGTGGCGGACAAGGCGTATCAGACGGCAGACCGTCTGTCCCAAAGCTCCGCTGCGGACGTGGCGCAGGCCAAGAAAGGGCTGGGGCCAGTGGGCCAGTTCGCTGTGGATCTGGGTGTGCAGGGTGTGCAGATGGCGGGGGACGTGGCGGCCAGCGCCGTGATCCCCGGTGCCGGTCTTGCCCTGATGACGGCCCGTTCCGCCGGGAGCAGCGCCCAGCGGGCCAGACAGGCCGGGGCCACCTATGGCCAGCAGCTTGCCTACGGACTGGGGAGCGGCGCTTTGAGCCTTGCCACGGAGAAGATCAGCAACGTGGCAAGCCCCTTCAAGAAGGCGTTCGGCGGCGGTGTTCTGGATAACGCCATCAGCGGCGCGCTTGCCAAGCTGAACAACAGCGCGGCGGGCCGTGTGGCCCTCTCCATGATCTCCGAGGGCGGTGAGGAATTTATCGAGGATATTTTCCAGCCCATCTTGCAGCGGGCCACCTATGACCCCTCTGCCCGGTTCGATCTCAGCGAGGCACTGTATGACGCGGCGGTGGGTGCGGCCATGGGCGGCATCGGCGCAGGCGTTGACGTTATCCGACAGCGTGGAAGCAGTCAGGCGGACGCACAGCCTACGCAGGAGGCACGCCCGGATGTGCGGGAGGGTATTGATACCCCCAACCCCGCAAACGCCGCAGAGGGCACGCAAAACGCCGTCCCCGGTGTGGAGACGGCGGGCAGGCTGACGAGCACGGACAATATGCTGCGGTATCGAAGCGATATTGACAAGGTTTTTTCGGGAGACTATCCAAGCGGCAAATTGCTGTCTGTTGGGGACACGCCGGAGCTTTTGACCCGTTACGGGGCAAACCCGCTTCAGATGACAATGACGCAAGATGCAGCTTATAAAATCGCATACCCGGAAGGGTATATGGGCGGCAAACATAATTTGGGTATGTCTGTTCTAAAGCAGCTCCCCTATCAAATCGAAAACCCAGTTGCGATTTTGAAGTCGAACACACAGCCAAGCAGCATTGTGCTGCTGACCGCGTGGAAAGACGGCGACAAGAGCATTATTGTCCCGCTGCATCTGGACAAGCAGGGAGCAATCAGTGTGGAAAATAGAATTGCCAGCGCTTACCAGACAGGCCACATGCAAAGCTATCTTGGAGAAGCGGACAGCAATGTACTCTACACAAAAAACAACGAGGACGTCCATCAGCTTCTTTCCAATGGGGTACAATTCCCCAAGGCGATGGCTGATGACATCCTCGCTAAGAACAATATATCACAGGCAGAAGCAAAAAGCAACCGGGATATTCTCTCTGAGGTTCTGTTTGGGAAGAAACGGGCGGATATGGATGCCATGACGCCGGAGCAGCAAAACGCCATATATCAGGCCAATGAAGCCGGAACCGTGGGCATGGACGCCACCGGCAAGGTGTTCCAGATCGACCCGGAGCAGCACATCGACCGGCGGCGGATGGAGACGGTGGGCGGAAAAGACATAAACGCCTTCCAGTTCGACCACCCGGAGCTGCACCACTACTATCAGGAAGCGGCCAACGCCCTGATCGCGGATGCAGACCTCTCCCTCCAGCAGCCCATGAGCCGCCGTTACGAGCGTACTATGGAGGGCAACGCCGTCCAGCAGGCGGCGCAGACCTCGCCCCACCTGCGTCAGGCCATGGATGAAACCGGGCTTTCCCGTGACGCCATTATCGACGCAGCCCAGCGGATCATCACCGATCAGGGGCAGGAGAACGTGGCGGCAGCCAAGCGGGTGGAGCTGATCCTGGACGATATGCTCTCTAACGGCTACACCACCATGACCGGCGAACAGGTGGGACCCAACAGCGGGTATCTCACCGCCAAGCAGAGCATTCTGGGTGCGGGCGAGCAAGCGCGGGGCCGTGGCTTAGAGGATGTGGATGTTTTCGACACGCCGGGAGACGCCGTGGCGGGTGCGGTGAACACGCCCTTTGATACCATGCAGGCCAAGAGTGAGGAGTTTTACCCGGTCAACCCAAACAGCGCGGAGCGGGTGCAGAATGACCAGCGGCGGGCACCCTCCGAAGTGCCTGTTGTGAACCCTGACACCGGACGGAATGTGGAGAAAACGGTCTCCACCATTCTCAACAGCCCTCTCACCTCCCCGGAGATGGCAACCGTGTATGAAAACGCCATTGCAGGCGGCGCGTTCGACTATGACGTGGTGACGGACCGGGGCGCCGTGCAGCAGGCGCAGGCCAAGATCGCGCGGGACGGTTGGCGCGAGGTGGCGAACAGCTTCATTGCCAAGGCGGAGCTGGGACAGCGGATCACCAAGGCGGACACCGCCGAGGCTATTAGCGCCTACAACCTTGCCATTTCCGAGGGAGACCACAAGGCCGCCTTTGAGCTGGCAACGGCCATTGCGGACGCGGCCCATGACAGCGCACAGATGGTGCAGGCCATGAACCTGATGAATCGGTTGACGCCGGAGGGCCGTCTGCTGACGCTGCGGCGGCTGGTAGACCGAATGAATGACCGGGCGGCACGGCAGAACCGGGCACCCCGGCAGAGCACCCCCGACAGCGGAGACGTGGAAAGCGCACGGGTGGACTACATCGACAAGGTAACGGGCTTCACCCTCTCTGACGAGCTGGCCACCAACTACCTGATGGCGGAGACGGACGCGGAGCGGGCGGCGGCGTGGGACGCCATCACCACCTCCATTGCAGACCAGATCCCCAGCACGTTCCGGGAGAAGGCCAATTTCTGGCGGTATACCTCCATGCTGACTAACCCCACCACCCACATCCGCAACATCATGGGCAACGCCATTCAGATGGGTGCACGGAAGATCAAGAATGGCATCGGAACCGCAATCGAGCGGGCGGTCATCAAGGACCCCTCTCAGCGGACAAAGGCCGTGAATGTTGACAAGGATCTGAAAGCCTTTGCCAAGGGCCAGTATGAGACAGACCAGAGCGCGGCTATGGGCAGCGGGAAGTATTCTGACGCCACGGCGGCAGGCATTGAGCGGGAGATCCAGAGTAAGCGGAAGATGTTCAAGGGGGAGGACGTTCTCTCCCGTGCCGTGCAGGGCATCGGAGACCTGAACAGCCGCGCCCTTGATTATGAGGACGCAATCTTCAACCGTGCGGCTTATGTAGACAGCTTCGCTCAGGCGCTGCAAGCCAAGGGGGTCACGGCGGCAGAGGCCCACGCGGGGACCAGAGCCGCAGATGTGGAGGCGGCACGGGCCTACGCCATTGAGGAAGCGCAGAAGGCCACTTACCGCAACACCACGGCGCTTTCCGAGATGCTGTCTAAGCGAGGACGGTATGATGCGAGCGACAATATTGCTGAGCGCGGTCTAAGTTTTGTCACCGATGCGCTTCTCCCCTTCCGCAAGACCCCGGCCAACATCCTGACCACGGGCCTTGATTACAGCCCCATCGGACTGGGCAAGGGCATCAAAGAAGCCCTGTTTGATGTGAAATCCGGGAAATGCACGGCGGCGGACGCCGTGGATTCCCTTGCATCCGGCCTCACCGGAACCGGCATTTTTGCACTGGGTGCTTATCTGGCGGCGGAGGGGCTTCTCCACGTTCGAGCCGGTGACGATGACAATGAGGAATCCTTTGAAAAGGCCATGGGCGGGCAGGATTATGCTATTCAGATCGGGGACAAGTCCTATACATTGGACTGGGCGCTTCCTGCGGCAATGCCCCTGTTCGCGGGCGCTGCCAGCGAAAAATCCTATGAAAAGGGCGGCGGGACATTTGTTTCTTTCGTAGACGCTATAAAGAATATCGGCAGCGTTATTTGGGAGACCTCCATGCTGTCCGCCCTGAATGATCTGATCTCCTATTGGAGTTATGCGGATGATCCGGGGGCATATCTTATCAGCAAGGCGGCCAGCAGCTACGCCGGACAGTATATCCCCACCATCGGAAGCAAGGTTGCCTCCGTATTTGATGATACGGTGCGCAAAAGCTATGTGGAAGAGGGTTCCGGGCAGGTAGCCTCTGACGTGAACTATTTCTTGCAGGGGGCGGCGAAGAAGGTACCCGGCGCGCGGAATCAGCTTCAACCCATGGTGGATATGTGGGGCAACGAGGTCTCCAACGGCTCCGCACCGGAGCGGGTGTTCCAGTCTTTCCTCTCCCCCGGCTTCCTGAAGACGCAGGACAACAGCCCCGCCACGCAGGAGATCCGGCGGCTGGCGAAGGCCACCGGAGACAGCACCGTTTATCCGGCGGCGGCGGAAAAGTCCTATACGGTGAGGGGCGAGACCCGGACCCTGACCGGCGAGGAATACACCCGGTACGCCAAGGCCATGGGTCAGACGCGGAAGGAGCTGGTGGAGGCGGCGGTGAAGCTGCCCGCCTACAAGTCCATGAGCGACAGCGAAAAGTCGTACTATATCCAGAACGTGTATAAATATGCGCGTGAGACAGCCCGTCAGCAGGTGGACCCCAAGTATGAGCCCAGCGACAAGTGGATTGATAACGCCAAAACGTCCAAGCGGGACATTGGCGTATCCACCGGAGAATTTCTGGCCCTGTACCAGAAGTACGGCAGCGAGAAAATGAGCGGGAAAGCCTACGAGAAGGTAAAGCAGGCGCATGATGCCGGACTTTCCCCCAAGGAGTATTTCTCCATGAAAGACAAGGCCGATACAAACGGCAATGGAACAATCAGCAAGGCGGAAGCCAGCGCCGCCCTTGCCGGTCAGGAAAACCGGGCGGATTTGTGGGATATTATCTGCACCACCAACGCCAAGAACCCCTACAAATAAGAAAACACCCTCGCCATCCGGCGGGGGTGTTTTGTTTGGCTTTCACATCATGGACAGGAGCGTTTTCACATGGGCGGCGCGGTCCAGCATCCGTTCATGCTCCCAGTCCCATACGGCCTGCATGGCCTCCGTGGGATGGTGACCGGCGTCCTTCGCCTTTTCGATATGGCGAACGGCCATTTCGTGGAGCCGATTGGCGTGGCCCAGCTCCTGACGGCTGAGGTCGGCGTAGGTGCTGGCGTCCTCCGGGTCCTCCCCGGCGTGCTTGACGGCCTCCCGGGCGTACTTCTCGGCATCGTCCAGTTCTTCCCGGATCTCTTCGGCCAAGTGTTTGATCTCGTACATAAGAGCCTCCTAACTCTGTTTGATAAGGGTGTAGAGCTTATCCACATCCCCTTCATTCAGCGTGACATTCCCGATCAGGGGGATATTGGTAGTGACGGGGCCTTTGGCGGCTTCGTTTTTCAGACAGGCGTAGATCTTGTCAATATCTACGTTCCCCGCCTCGTCAAAGACGCCGAGGGCCTTCATGGCGGGGTGCTCCCGGATGGCGGAAAGGCTGGCGTCCAGATTGCCAAGGGCCATAGCAGCCCCGGCGCCAACGGCCCATTTCTGCCAGCCGGTGAGCTTGCCGGTAAATTCCTCATCCACATAGCGGGCGGCGCCCTGCTTGATCTGTTCCAATGTTACCATAGATTCCTCCAATGACGGGAGAGAGGGGCGCTATGCCCCTCTCTTCTTCCCTCTTTGCCTCTTAGCGACCGCAGTTGCAGCCGCAGGTGGAGACGGGGAGGGGGTTATAGGTGGACTGGGGCGTGGTGCCGGTGCCGGTGGTGATGTCCGCGACCATTTTGGGATAAAAGGTGGCGTTCGTGTAAGTTACGATGGTGTTGTCAGCGCACTTCCGCTCGTCACGCTCCCGGGAAATGGCCCCGCACAGCTCGTTCTTGCAGCAGTCCATACGCTCCTGCAACAGCTGGAAGCTGTCCTTGGTGGCCTGATTGTTGACCGCCTGAGAAGCCAGCGCACCATGCACCTCGCCCAGCTTGCCGTCGATGTACTTGTACATCTCCAACATCTTCTGGTCCTGGTAGGTGTTGGCATCCCGCAGGGCAATGTCGCTGCGGAGTTTGGCGTTCTCCTGCACCATGGACAGCTCGTAGCGGTTGACCGTGTGGTTCTCGCTGCATCCGGCCTCCGCCGCCATACCAGCGGCAAAGGGGATGACGCGATTGCCCAGCAGCATCCCGCCGAGACCGCCCAGAGAGTTCAGGACGCCCAGAGACAGACCGGCAATGCCGGTGCCGAGAGCAGTGCCTGCGACGCCCTTGCTTGCAAATTCAGCCATAGAGAGATTCCTCCTTCTCTAAAAATACACCCCCTGTTTCCGCGCGCAAAACAAGCGGTGCTCTATGGTTACCGTACCACAGGACACCGCTTGTCATGGTTTAGAGATGCTTTTTGTTTGGGCGGGAGATGCCTGCTTTATCCCGGATGGAGTGTAGACAGGCGTTCACGGAGGAACGGGACAGGTACAGCTCTGCCGCCGCATCTTCGATCGCCCAGCCACGGCGGCAAACAAGATTGAACACGCGCCGCTCCCGGTCGGTGAGATAGCGGCACTGCTCCATTTTTTGGAGCTGCTGGACGGTGTATTGGTATTTCATATTGGGCCTCCTTTATAAAGTGCCCCTCCCCTTTGACCTACCGATGCAGGGGGTCAAGACCCCTGCGCGTCTATCATGGCTAACAGCTTTTCCAGATCGTAAAAATTCCGTGGGTTCAGCCCGGTTTCCCGCTGAATGAGCCGAAAGCGGTAGCGGATGGAGTTGTAGTGCAGATACACCACATTGCCGGTCTCCCTCACGTTCATGTTGTGCGCTGCGTAGGCTTTCAGCAGTTTTTTGTCCCGATCCTCCATAGCTTACCTCCTTTTGTTGCGTGGGACGGCTGGCGGTCAGCCATCCCCGCCGTCCTTTCTCTCGCCATAGGAGCAGAAGTCCTCCGGTTTGCGGCTCTGCCACGCCTCTGGATGCACGTTGCCGTCCGAGTAGATTTTCAGGCATACGCCAAAATCATAGTGTACACAGTCCTTGCACCGCGTCACGACCTCCGGAAAGGCCGTACTGTCCCGCAGCTTTTTCGCCACGAAGGTTGCCCCACAGTTCTCGGCAAAGGCAGCGGCCGTATCGCCGTCAATTAGCCGCATCGGTGTCACCTCCGTCCATCTTGGCCCCCTCAATCTCAAGCGCACGTTCACGAAGGTCTCCGAATCCGTACTCATCCTGCCAGCCCAGCTCCGCAGAGGCTTTTTGGCAACTCTCACATAGATAACACGTCCACGGAGTTCCATCAAAAACACAACTGCGTTCCATCATAGTCCCTCGGCAAAATTTTCGCCCACACCCAAAGCAAACATGGTCAACCCTCGTTTTGACAACTTTTCTTCCGGCAATATCCATGTGTTATCCTCCGTCATGCACCGTTGTGTACTTCCAAATCAGCGTGTTCAACTTTCTCAGCCCCTCCATGGTGATTAGGTCCTGCGCGCACAGCTCGTCCCGCAGGCGCTCCAGCGCTTCGATTGGGGCCACGTCAGCGGTGGGAATACTATCAATCGCCTCTTTGCAGTCTCTTAGACATTCTCCTGCCCAATGATGAGCTTCATAGTCCCACATAGCACCATAGTCAACAGGATTTATTTGCTCTATCTCGCGAATCGCCGCATCTCGCTTGATGTATTCAGCCATTGGCTTATCCTCCCTCGTGGCAATATCCGTTTTCGTCCGTGTTCTTGCTCCAATAGGTGCAGTACAGGACATCTCCGATCACCACTGATTGATAGCAGTCCTTGCAGCGCACCACAACCTCTGCGTCTACGATGGGGGCGTCTTCGATCATGTCGATTGCGTCACCTGTACCACACGCACGGCATCTTACTCCGTTGTAGCTGTTGCAGTCTACGCAATAAACTTCTTTGATGCGCTTAATTGTCGCTTCCCTCTCAATGCATTCAGCCATCCTCATCCCCTCCAAATTCTGCCTCGTACTGTTCCGGCGTGATAATCTCAATATCCTTTGCGGAGTAGCCCAAGGTGTCGAGGCATATCAGCTTCGCCAGTTTGTCTTTGTCAAGGGCCGCCGCAGCGTCCTCATAGGATACGCCGGGTTTTGCTTCAAATCTGATTTGAGCACCAAACGCCCCAGCCACGCTAAAGCAGATTTTATATTCAGCCATGGTCAGCACCTCCGTCCATCTTCGCCCCGCAGTGGGGGCAGAATGGCGGCTGATACTGCTTGTTTGGCTCATTACAAACAGTACAGTACGCCTTGTATTCCGGGCCGGTATCGGTCACCATCCCAGTGGGCCTCATTTCCCACCGCCCATGCACCACCTCAGCCCTCTTGTTCCACGCCTCAGCGGCTTGTTCTTCCATGTCGTAAATATGCACACCACCCAAAATCCCGCCATCGCACTCATAGCTTGCAATCGGGCATTCCGGGTTTTCCTCGTGAGCGTGGTGAAGCATGAAGCCAAGCCCACTATAGGGATGTTCTCTATATGACTCATCATGCAGATTTCCTTCGTCATCACACAGAACAAGGCTAACTTTACCGCCGCAGAACGGGCACGGTTTTAAGTCATTCATCCTTCATCGCCTCCAATACTTTCTCCGCCGCCTCGCGGGTGAGAAACACAGTCTTGCCGATTTCCTCTGGATAAAACTCCCATGCTTCGCCGTTTTCGTCAGTCCCCTTCAGGAATACGGTTTTATAGCCGTCATACCATCCGACCCGTTCTGCGTCATCCAATGAAATTTCCCTGATCGGTTGCTCTACGTAGTCTTTATCAATTCCCCAAAATAAAACTTGATCCCCAAAGACAACCTCGAGCCAGTCCTTGCACGGCAGCACAGCCAGCCGACCGTCTCTGTCGGCTTTGACCAACTGGCGGAACCTGTCCAGTGCCTCACTGGCTTTTTGGTCTCCGATCAAATCCTGAAGAAACACCACATAAGATTGAAACGCTTCTGGCGTCATGCCCGTGTCTAAATACTGACGCAGCAGCGGGCAGTGCGCCGCCGGGACCGCCGTGCAGAACCCGCCGACCGCAGTACAGTTCCCGTTATCCTCATGCCTAAAGCGGCAACGCAGGCAATTAACATTTTCCATCACATTCCCTCCCTTTCAGTTTGATTCCATTCCGCCTGTTCCACTCTGCCCCGGCTGCCCGTGACTTGTCCAGTTCTGCCTGCGTGATTGGCGTTTCCCACTCATTTGCCCGTGCCCATTCTGCGTGCTCACGCAGCGCATTTACGAGGTTTGTATCTCTCATAGTTCCTCCCCCAATCTCCAATCATCGTT